TTTTTCTTCCCCTGTCAGAATAAAATGGACATACGCTTCTTTATTCTTTTCAAGGTAATCTACTAGCTCATTATAGCCTCCTTTTAAAGCAATGCTAGTCACAATCGGGATATCAAACATATTTGTTTCACCTGAATCTCGAATGGCAAGTATTTGTTTTTTTATGGTTTGGTACATTCATTATCCTCCTCAAAAGAATCCGCTACCGCTTTACGCAGAATCTCCACATCAAAACCTGCACTTTTATAGCCGTCTAGAATGGTGCTGTAATAATAACAGCTTGGCTGGCCTAATGGCCTTCCTTCATTCATGATGTAGACCATAGCCTGAACAGTTTTACCATTCAATCTCACTTTAATGGTTTCTTTACGATATAAAAATGGCCATCCTTCATAGCGGTCAAGAGCCGCTTCATCTGCCGGTGTGATATCCCAGACTAACACTGGAACACTTTCGCCTTTGAAAGGCTCTATGGTTGCCACTGCTCCCGCGTGTGATCCTCTAAAAAGCAACCGATAACCTTTTGTTATACTTGCCCCAACTACCTTGGCTGTGGGGCATCTGTTTGCCATTTGCTCCAGATTAAGATTAGAACCATAGGCAAGATATAGTTTGTTACTCATTGCTTTCCTCCTTCCTAGTTTAGGGCCTTAGGGCAGCTCAAGCCGCCCGAAACCGCCAAGCTGCATAACCTGAAAGCGCTGCTGTTAAATGCTCTCTGCAGTTTTTGAACTCTTCTCCTATAAAACCAATACGGTTTAGGTAGGTTCTCATGGCAAACTTTTCATTTTCTACTTGAGGCTTCTTCGCAGAGGCAAATTTTTGTGTTAAAGCTTGGTTGTTTAAAGCTAAGGCAAGAACAATATAGCTTCTTACCTTGCCTGCGTGCAGCTCGCTGTTAAAGCCTCTTAGCTCAACCGTATGATTCCCAGTAAAAAAGCTATGTAGATTAAGGAAATGGTATCTACTATTGTGATAATGTGTACCCCTGCTTTCGCTGTAGCCTTCATACCAAATGTCCTCAATCTGTCTCATGGTTGTTGGCTTTTTGTGGTTCATCTTCTCAACTAAAATGCTATCCATCTTCTTGCAGTAGCGCATTCGCTCTGGCGCAATCTGTAGTGCTTTATAAAAAAGATCGTTTTTACTTGCAATGATATTTATAAAGTTTCGAATACTTCTTGGGGTATGTTCAGCACCGTCTAGATGAATGTGAATGCCGCAAGATGTATTTGTAAAGGCTCCAGCTTTGCGAAGCTTTCTTACTAGCTCCTGCAAAGTTTCAATGTCCTCCCGGTAAGTTAGGATTGGGCTAACTAGCTCAACGCTATAATCTCTACCTGCAGCTACTTTTCTTCTACCTTCTTTTCTTTGACAGTGAATGCTCCCATCATACATAAATCTCCAAACTCTACCATCTGGAGTTTTTACCTTCTTAGTGTCGTAGTAAGTCCCGCCTTCACTATAAGTGCCTTGCAAAAACTCTGCAGCAACTCTGGCTGCCCTTTCCCTTGTAATCCCTGTAAATTCAATCTCGATTCCGAATTTTGCACTTAACATCGTACCTCACTCCTTTTAAAGTGTGTTTATCCTTTTGGCATGTACATATATCACTCTAAAAGGGTTAAATAGCAAGACAATTATTCGATATAAGGAGCATAATTTACACAGTTTTTCTTTACTTTTTCAGGATAAAACGTGTGCTTTATTCTTCAATCCTTCTGCAGGAATCCTCGCCATATACAATACCTAATGAGCTTCCAGAGTCCCAATTCACATGGATGGTTCCAATATCATCTACACTAATGACAGTTCCTCTCGTCCCAGGTTCCAGTTTGGTATAGGGATCATTCATCTTTACTAAAACCACTCGTGTTCCAGGCCTATAGATACTTCTGAGTTGTTCTAAGACATTAGGGTTAATGGTTTTCAAATTCCATCTACCTCCTCCTGCTTAGCAACTCCTCTTTTGAATGCAGAACTTCCGCTTAGTTTGGAAAGAAGTATCTTTCTTGCGGCTTTGTATTCATCACCGATAAATCCGAGCCTTAACAAAAAGCATCGAAAGGCATATTTTTCATTATCCACTTCCTTAGCTATGGCAGTGATTCTCTTCTGGGTTTTTGCCATATCACAAAGGGCTGTGATGAAATGCGTGTAGGCTTTAACTTTCTCAGCATCTTCATCAAAGGAAAACCAAGGAAAACGTAGAGTTTCCTCTGTTTGCTCAACAGGTAGTTCCTCTACTCCAAGGGCCTTTTTAATGAGAGCTCCCTTACTTTCCAGAATCTTTTCCAAGTTGCTTAAGGCAATGTCGGTGAAGTCTTTCTTAGGGATTTCAATTACTAACAAGTCTTTGTCGTCTGTGTGCCCCTGTAGCAAACCTTCTGGTTTCACATAGGTAAATCCTCGACTCTCAAGTTTATTGAGGAGTGTGGCCGCTTTTTCGCCAATAACTCCCTCGTCAAAAATAAGAGCACCTTCCTTATCCACTTCAAATCTGCCTATTTGATAAATAAATGTTGGTGCGCCTTTGTATTCAGGCTTTTCACCTAGTACTTCTCCAATCGCAGTAACGAGGGCCTTTCTCTCACCACCAGTACGATTAAATTCAATTTTCATCCTACATACCACCTTTCTTATTTGGTAGTACCATATATCACTCTAACGCTACACAATAGCAAGTTATTTCTGTGCAAAAATGAATTTAAAACTTGCTCTATCAATCTAATTCATCAGAAGATGTGGCTGCCACATTAAATGGAATCTTCTCTTTTTCTCGAATGACATATACCTCTTTATCTGTTCCAACCTGCTCGATGTAACGCTTCACAATAACATCGCAGTACTTTTCATCCAGCTCGATGGTATAGCAAATTCTATCGGTCTGTTCACAGGCAATCAGCGTCGAGCCAGAACCTCCAAAAGGATCAAGTACGATACTATTAGTAAGGCTAGAATTCATAATGGGGTAGGCAATTAAAGCAATGGGCTTCATAGTCGGATGATCTGCATTCTTTTTCGGCTTATCAAATTCCCAAATGGTTGATTGCTTACGGTCTGAATACCAGAGATGCTTCCCCTTCTTTTTCCAACCGAATAGCACCGGTTCATGCTGCCACTGATAAGGGGATCTTCCAAGAACCAATGACTGTTTCTTCCAAATACAAGTACCGGAAAGATAAAAGCCTGCGTCAACAAAGGCTTTTCTAAAATTAAGTCCTTCTGTATCAGCATGGAAAACATATATACTTCCATCTGATGCCAATACCGATTCGATATTCTTAAAGGCATCTAATAAAAATTGATAAAATGCGTCATTGGCCATATTATCATTTTTGATTTTCCCAGCGGTTCCTTCATAGTTGACATTGTATGGGGGATCAGTTACCACCAGATTGGCGACCTTTCCTTCCATTAAAATGTTATATGTTTCTTTTTTTGTGCTGTCTCCACATACCAGTCTGTGCTTACCAAGTATCCATACATCTCCTAAACGCGAAACAGCGGGCTTACTCAGCTCGCTGTCCACATCGAAATCATCTTCTCTTATTTTGTCTTTCAACGTATCCTTGAAAAGATCATCCAGCTCTCCGGGGTCAAAACCTGTGAGAGATACATCAAAGTCTGCGGCGTTTAAGTCTGTGATGAGAAGTGCCAGTTTTTCCTTATCCCAATCGCCACTTATTTTATTTAATGCGATATTGAGAGCCTTTTCCTTATCCTCATCCATTTCAACAACCACGCATTCTATCTCATCCATGCCCATACTCAGCAGGATCTTCAAACGCTGATGACCTCCGATGACTCTGCCTGTGGTCTTATTCCAAATAACCGGTTCGACATATCCAAACTCCTCAAGAGAGCGTTTAAGTTTCTCATATTCTGGATCTCCTGGCTTTAAGTCCTTTCTAGGATTATAATCAGCAGGGATTAGTAGCTCCGTTTTAATCTTCTCTATTAGCATACTTTTCCACCACCTCCCTTAACTTGCTGTATCTATTAACATCCTCCCAAGGAAACAGGTAGCTGTTAAAATGCCCGTAAACCGCTGTATCCGAGTAGAGGATATTTCTTAGATGCAGCTTTTCAATAATTGCTGCTGGTCTAAGGTTAAAAACCTCCTGAGCTGCAAGGGCTAAAATCTCATCAGGAACTGTTCCGGTTCCAAAAGTATTTATAGAAAAAGCTACAGGATTTGCCTTGCCAATGGCATAGGAAATAGCCACTTCACATTTCTCTGCCAAATCACACCACACAATATGTTTAGCAATATACCTAGCCATGTAAGCTCCGCTTCGGTCAACTTTGGTCGGATCTTTCCCACAAAGTGCTCCGCCACCATGTGATGCAAGTCCACCATAAGTATCCACCATGATCTTTCTTCCAGTTAAACCTGTATCTGCAGCAGGTCCTCCTAATACAAACTGTCCAGATGGATTAATAAGAATTTCTGTTTCATCATCAAAAGGGAAATCCTCAAAACACTGCCATAACACATTATTTAGAATATCTGATTTTAACTCTTCCTGAGTTTTATTCTTTTCATGCTGAACTGACACTACAATGGTCTTAACTCTCACTGGAACATCATCATTATACTCAATGGTCACCTGTGCTTTTCCATCGGGAAGGATACCTTTAATAAGTTTACCTTTCCTTGCCTCATCTAGTCTCTTTACAATTCGATGAGATAAGACAAGGGGAAGGGGAAGCATTTCTCTAGTTTCTATTGTGGCATACCCATACATGGTCCCTTGATCTCCGGCACCGACAGAACCATATTGTTCGTTTACACCATTTCGTGCTTCCAGTGCAGTATTTACACCAGCTGCAATATCAGGACTTTGATTGTGTACATATACATAAATCAAAAATTTCAAAGGATTATAACCCACTTGTTTTAATACATTCCTGACAATGTATCTGATATCAATTTTCTCGCTGCAGGAGATCTCGCCCGCCACGATAATTTTCCCTTTAGTAGCCATAACCTCACACGCTACGCGTGACGCTTTATCTCTTCTAAAGCATTCATCCAAAATATTATCAGCAATAATATCGCACAGTTTATCAGGATGTCCTGCACATACACTTTCTGCTGTTAAATATCTCTTACTCATCTCACATCTCCTTATTATTATTTACCTCTACGGGCAGTCAACAGTCGTTCCATCACATCATCCTGTGGATTTGTACCGGAATACTCTGTCGCACAGTTTTCACGAACAATCTGATATATTTCCATCCAGAGTCTGTTGGTTTGACTCATAAAATTATGGCTCATGGAAACGTATGGACTTTGGATAGCGTTGCCAGTAGTTGGATGCTTAGCAAGAAAACCAAACTCACTTATTGCTTCCTCACACTGTATCCACCTAGCAGCACTCATGGCATATCTTTCTAATAGCTGTGGTAGAACTAGATGTGCACACCCTCGCTCCTCAAGCCATTTCCACGTAAGCTCATAAATTTCGCTAGCTACTAAGGTTTTACCATCCTTTTGTACTGCTGAAAGCATAGCCCTTGGCTGTGGCATCTCCTGCCCTTGAAGTTCTGCGGTATTTTTAAATTCAATAACTTCCAGTTTTCTTTTTCCGGGATTTCCCTCAGCAATTTTATCTATAAGTGCTTTCTTTTTCTGGCCAGATCCAATACGGGCACCACCTCGATTTGTACCATCTTTGGCCATTAACTCACCTCTTTTCTTATTAAGGGGGTATTACCCCGTTTGAAACTGCGACTTTTTGCACGAAGCCCCACGCCCGTTGCACATTTAAATAGTTGTGGAGATATGACTCCCCCTACCGGGTTCCCCAACGGTCTCCATCTCTTGCTGTGATAGCTGAGTGACAAGGAGTACAAAGAGCCATTAGGTTGCTTTCATCGTGTGTCCCACCTCGCGACAAAGGAAGGATGTGATGCACTTCAGCAGCCGGTGTCAGCTTTCCCTGCCTTTTGCACTCTTCACACAGAGGATGGGCTGTGATGTAACGGTCACGTATTCTTTTCCATGCACGACCGTAACGCTTCCTCGTTTCAGGATCTCTCTGATATTTTTCATAACGAGAAGCTTCCTTTTTGGCATGCTCCGGACAAAAACGTCCATCTGTCAGCTCAGGACAACCAGGAGAAGAACATGGTCGTTTTGGTTTCTTTGGCATTTCGTACCTCCTTTGGACATGCAAAAAGCCCCCGCGGTATTTCCACGAAGGCTCTCTACAATTTTTCACAATACCATTGTATTATGGATTTCTAATAAAATCGTCCATGATATTACTCATTACTTTCCATAGAGTAGTAGCGCAAGATGCTGAAGCGCTCGATTCTTTTTGTTGTATGCAGAAGAACGTTCAATATTAAAGTGATCACAAATGTTATACACTGCATCAATCTGCTTTTGTTCATCATCCAAATAAAACTCCTTTAACACATACTGCTCATCTTCTGTTAAAGCATCCCATGCGGGTTGAAACCAATCCATGTATTCCAGTGCTTGACGATAACGTTCTTTTAATACATCAATTTCATTGATGCAGGCAATGAGCCTTTTCTCTCCAGCTTTTGGATCATGGGTTGATGGCATGCCATTTATAACTGAAGATGCCGGGGAACTCATTTCTTCGTTGAGGATTGCGATATCCTCATCGGTATGTTCTATGATGTATTTCATGCTACTATAGTCTTTTAGAGCGTTAATTGCCGCTGCTCTTTTATCTAAATATTGCCAGACAATATTCATTTTATCAGACCTCCTTTAGTGTAGCTTTAACCGCATCTATCAGTGCGGATTGGGTATTGTTTTTATCATTTAGGGCTTTCATTACACGTTCATCAATGGTGCCTTTGGCAATCAAGTGGTGAATCACTACCGTTTCTTTTTGTCCTTGTCGCCAAAGACGAGCGTTAGTTTGCTGATAAAGCTCTAGGCTCCAAGTTAGACCAAACCATATAAGAGTTGAACCTCCAGCTTGCAAGTTCAGTCCATGTCCTGCTGATGCTGGATGGATGGCTGCAATAGGGATTTCTCCATCATTCCATCTCTTAATAGAATCGCTAGTGGATAGCACCTCAACCTCAAAGCGTTTTTGTATTCGTGATAAATCATGTTTAAACCAATAAGCAATTAGAACTGGCTTGCCATTAGCAGCTTCGATTAAGTCTTCCAGTGCATCCAGCTTACGGTCATGTATATAAAGTACTGTACCTTGATCATCATAGACTGCTCCGTTGGCCATCTGTAGGAGTTTACCCGAAAGAGCTGCTGCATTGGCTGCAGTAATTTCCTCGCCTTTAACCGTTGCAATTAAATCACGCTTCATAACGTCAAGGATTTTCATTTCTTTTTCAGATAGCTTTACATCTACTTCGTTTATAACCAGCTCAGGCAGCTTCAGGTAATCTGCTCCTTCCATGCTAATAGTGATATCAGATATTAGCCTATAAATTGCTTCCTCTGCTCCCGGTTTGGGCTTGTAGGAAAAGATCACTTGTTGATTACGCTTATCTGGTACAAAATAATCCTCTCGATATCTACCAATAAACCTACCTAATCGCTGTCCCATATCTAATAAGCGATACTGTGCCCACAAATCCATTAATCCATTGGAGGATGGGGTTCCAGTAAGTCCAACTATTCGATTTACCTTTGGCCTGACTTTCATTAAACTTTTAAATCTTTTGGCTTGATGCGATTTAAAAGAGGACAGCTCATCAATTACCACCATATCAAAATCAAATGGAATTCCACTTCTTGAGATTAGCCATTCCACATTTTCTCGATTGATAATGTAAACTTGAGCTCTTTTCATAAGGGCTGTTTTTCTCTGAACTTCCGATCCCACTACTACGGTGTATTTAAGGCCCTTGAGGTGATCCCACTTTTCAATTTCTGCTGGCCACGTATCTCTGGCAACTCGAAGTGGTGCAATAACCAGAACCTTTCGGACAAGAAAACTATCTAATGTTAAATCAAATATAGCTGTTAAGGTTATAACACTCTTACCTAATCCCATATCTAAGAGCACTGCTACTATAGGATGATTGAGGATATACTCAGTGGCATAAGCCTGATATTCATGAGGCTTGTATTTCACGAAGTATCCCTCCAATCTGTTCTATGTTATCCAGGCAAAATACCAAAAAGCCAAGTGCTTCTAACTGTCTTTTTCGTTTTTCCTGTAGAGGCCTTAAAGATTTACCTAGTGCTTTTACCTCTACAAATGCAGCTTTTCTATTAGGTAACAAAATCAATCTATCTGGCATTCCATCAAAACCTGGTGATACAATCTTTAGTGCAATGCCGCCTATATCTTTCACTGCTTTTACCAGTTGCTGTTCAATCCATTTTTCTCTCATATATCCTCCATGTTCCCTAAATCCAAAAAGTCTCTATACGCGCGTATATACGCGTCTGCAGGTAATTTCTTCTTTTTGTCTTTAGGATTATTTTTAATAATAATTATTGGAACAATGGAACAGAGGTTATAAAGTAGTTTACTTTACTAGGGGCTGCCGCCTGTTCCGATGAGATGTACCAAAAGACTGTTTTTGTTTCAACGGAACAGGTGAAATCTGTTCCCTAGAAAAAATTGTTCCATGTGTTCCAAACTAAATTATTCTTTGGGAACATAAACCCATTGTGGTCCATAAAGCGGGATTCGTTCTTTTTTTACGAGACCTGTCCATCCTCCAATACTTGCCATAATCGCCGATATTTCATTACCATCCACCCTTCGCAGGTTGGCTCGATCCTTCCCAAAGCACTCACACCAAATTTCCATATTAGAAACCGATTTTCGTTTCCAAACACCAACTCTCTTGCTTTCACCAAACTCAGTTCCATTGATATATGCCCTACGTTCATATAAATCCATGGTGTCCCAATCTTCAGGTAATAGCATGTCAAGGTACTCTCGTACCAGACCTTCACGCTCATCGGATTCCATAGCTTCCCGCTGTTCTTCTTTTGCAAGCTTCTCAAGACTGGCATCAAGGTACAATTTTTCTCCAGCTTTCACATAAGTAAGAACTTCAGCCCATATCTGCAAAATTTCATCCTGCTCTAACTGCCATGACTTTTTTGTACCATTTCCCGGGGTCTTTACCGGCCAAAAACGACGGTTTCCTGTGGTATCCCGTAAATAGCCTTTTTCAGCATTAGTTGTGCCAAAAAAGACACATTGTCTTAAGTGAGGAGTAGCTCTCTTGCCAAAGCTAGCTCGATAAATATCATTCTGGCGAGATAAGAAGCTTCTAAGTGTTTCTACTTCTGCTTTTTTCAGTCCAGCCAATTCTCCAATTTCTAAAATCCAGTAACCTTGTAACTTTTCTGCTGCGGTCTTATCCTTGGTGTCTGACAAGCTCAAACTATCAGAAAACCAGTCTCCACCTAACTTGGCTATAAGAGTGCTTTTTCCAACTCCCTGCGGCCCATTTAAAACCAACATGGAATCAAACTTGATACCTGGAGTCAGTACACGAGAAATAGCTGCACATAAAGTTTTTCTTGTCACAGCTCGAACATATGGGTTATCTGATGCACCTAGATAATCGATTAGCAATGTATCTACTCTAGGTACCTTATCCCATTCAGGAAGAGCCTCAATAAATTCCCGAATCGGATGATAAGATCTATCGTCAGCGACCTTCGCTACCGCTACATCATAGTTTCTTGCAGAAAAGGTTCCGTAGTGGGTGTCAATGTAGCTGATTAGCTGTGCATCATCTGCATCTCTCCAGAACTTCGATGGATGCGGCCAAGGAACATCACCTTTAATTTCGAGACTATCAGATAGCTGATTAAACACTATGCTTTTTAGGTTGGGATCATTTTCAAGTATCAAAATCAAATTTCTAAGCGTATTTTTAACCGTTCCTGTCTTATCAAGCTCCAGCTGCTTTTCCCAATCTTCATCAATAAACTCTTTTTCAGCCTGAGCCTTTCGTTCTTCAGCAAACTGCTCTTTTACCCGTTCATCCTCTAATGCCAAATCTGTCATGGCTCTAAATGAAGGTAGTTTACTTGGCGGTGCATTTTCTGTCACCTTTTCATCTAGTTCCCGAAATTTATGCACTCGGACCAAATCAAATGCGTTTAGCAGCATTCCACATGCTGGATCAGTAGCATGATGGCTATAAGCAAATTTACCATCATAGATTACCAAACCCGCTGAAGAATCTGCTGGAATATAATCAAATCTTCCATTCATAGTACTAGGTTCATATACATCAGGTAGAAATTCTTCGATGGCTTCTTCAATGGTATAGGCTCTGCAAAATGCTCCTATAACCCCTTCTTTAATTAATGGATCTGCTTGTTTAGTAATTTTCCTTTGCACGACCTCAGATTGTCGACTTGAGACTGGCCACATGGAAGTATCCCGCCAATCTACATATTTTGAAAGATAGATATCTGGGTCCAATAGTTCACCGTCTTTCTCTTTAAACACAAATTCTCCATCTGACGGTGTAGATGGCCAATACATGAGTCTTGAAGGTTCATAAGTGGTGTCATCGAATAAATCAATCCCAATCTCCTTTGCAACCATCCGACCAAGGGCTGGGTATTCATCCTCTGTTACTTCTCTTTTAAGTGGAATAATAAGTCTTAATCGCGGTGCATCTGATGTATGTTTATGTGTAGAATAGATGCAGCATTTGAAATCATGTAACGCTTCAATTTGCTCCCAAACCCCTGGTTTGGCATAATCCATATCTAAAGTCAGAAGGGAACGGGAGAGGACATAACCATTTCTGCGTTTTCCTTCACGAAGGGCTCCTCCCACAAATCCTCCTACATCTTTTATTGAGTCCTGTTGAGCGCGACTCATTTTTCGGAACTCAGATACAGTTTCTGTTGTTCGTATGGTAGATTTAACTCGTGAGATAAAGTCCTCCCATGTGATATCTTTGTTCTTCCACTTTTTATCCATTCGGCTGTTACCAACCGCTATCTTCATAGCTTCTGCACCTCCTCGCAGTTTTCAGAAAAATACCGGATAGGTATACGATGCTTCGATGCTTTGTTTATTTCTGCTTGCATCCCTTTTGAGATATAGCGACCAAATACCCACAGCTCATCGCACTTTCTAAGCCATATCATGCCAAAGTACAGTCCTAGTTTTCTTTGTTCAGGATCGCCATCATCTAGCACTTGAGGGTATAGCAGATGAGGAGCAAAAGGTATGGTTCCTTGCTCCACTGCAAACTTCAGGTATTCTCTAGCTTTATTCAGATTTTTTTCTATGTCTCCAGCAAAAGGAGAACAAATAAAAACAGATCGGAAGAGCACACGTCTGAACTCCAGT